CATCTGCTGGTGCAGAAGGTGATCCTATATCTCTGGCTGTGAAAAGAACAACAACTTTTTGGAATAAAAAAATATATATGTGTTCTACACCTACAATCAAAGGTTTATCAAGAATAGAAACAGCGTTTGAAGAATCAGACAAAAGATACTACGAAGTACCATGCCCTGAATGTAATCATTATCAAGTATTAAAATGGAAGGGTGTAGTTTGGGATGAGGACAAACCTGAAACTGCATCATATGCTTGTGAGGAATGTGGCTCGGTAATAAATGAATCTAAAAAGACATGGATGCTAAAACATGGAAGATGGAAAGCTACAGCTAAATCATCTAATACAGCAGGATTCCATATATCTGAATTATATTCAGTATGGTCAACATGGGCTGATATGGCTACAAACTTTCTCGAAGCTAAAAAACAACCTGAAATGTTAAAAACATGGATAAATACCGCACTTGGAGAATCTTGGGAAGAACAAGGCGATACAGTAGAGTACGAGACTCTACTTGAAAGAAGATTAAACTACGATATAGACAAAGTTCCTGAAGATGTGTTAGTAATAACTGCAGGTGTTGATACACAAAAAGATCGTTTGGAACTTCAATTAGTTGGCTGGGGCAAACAATACGAAGCATGGGTTTTAGAATATAAAATATTTTGGGGTGATCCTAATGCACAAAATGTATGGCAAGAACTTGATGAGTACCTTAAGAAGCGTATTAGAACAGAATCAGGTAGAGCAATAGCTATTTCTTGCTGTACTATAGACTCAGGTGGTCATCATACACAAATGGTTTATCATTTTACCAAACCAAGACAATCAAGAAGAGTATTTTCAATTAAAGGTAGCAACCAAGCTGGTAAACCTATAGCAAATAAACCAACATATGTCGGAAAAAACAAAGCTGTTTTATATCCAGTAGGAACTGATACAGCAAAAGAAGCTATTTTTGCTAGATTATCTGTAGAAAGTGAATTAACCACTCTACATTTTTGTGCAGACCTTGATGAAGAGTATTTTAAACAACTTACAGCAGAAAAAAGGGTTACAAAGTTTGTAAGAGGACGAAAGTCACTTATTTGGAAACAAATTAGACCAAGAAATGAAGCATTAGATACTCTTGTCTATAATTTTGCTGCTATTTACATTTTAAATCCAAATTTTGATACTATTGAGCAAAAAATACTAGATCAACAAGTAAAAACTCCTGAAAACGAACAAAAGTCACGAAAAAAAGGCATAAATCGTCAAAATTTCGCTACTTCTTGGAAATAATCGTTGACATTTGCATAGAAAACCATAATGTGATAGTAGATTAATCTATTTTTACGAGGTTTGCTTGAGCAATTTATTTGACAGAGAGAACTATCCAAACCAAGAGCCAAACGAATTAGTCGTTGGAGACTATTGGGCTTGGAAAAGGGATGATTTAGCAACTGATTATCCTACAAATGCATATTCACTTACTTATGAGTTCCATGAAGATAGCGGTGGTGGTGGAAGTCACAAGTTCACCATAACTGCTGTTGAAGCAAATGATACTTATTATGTAGAAGTTCCAACAACAACTACTGATGATTATAGTAATGGTGACTATATTTGGTCTGCATACATAACAAGAACCTCTGATTCTGCAAGAATACAGATAGATGAGGGTAGAACTACTATCTTACATAATCTTGCAGACACTAACGCTGATTTGAGAAGTCATGCTAAAAAAGTTCTTGATGCTATAGAAGCTGTTATAGAAGGTAGAGCAACAATAGATCAATCTTCATTTTCTTTAGGTGGTAGATCACTCTCAAGAATGTCAGTAGATGAATTAATGACATTTAGAGATAGATATAGAGCAGAATACCTAAAAGAAATAAAATTAGCACGAATTAAAAATAAACAAGGATCAGGCAATACTATCAAAGTTAGTTTTGGTAGAAATGCTGGTTACACACCTAAGAGCTTTTTATAATGGCATGGTATAACAATATATTTGGCAGAGATGAGTCAAAATTAAAGAAAAAGAAAGCGTATAGAAGAAGTTATAGCGGTGCAAGTACGGGTAGATTATTTGCTGATTTCATTACTAGATCAACAAGTGCCGATGCTGAAATAAAAGATAACATAAGAATATTAAGAGATAGAGCAAGAGAATTAGCTAGAAACGATAGCTATATAGCTAGATACTTAAACCTGATGGTATCTAATGTTATCGGTAAGCAAGGCATAAGAGTTAGTTCTAAGGTTAGACTAGATGATCCAGTAAATATGGGTAAGCTAGACCTTAGGGCTAACCAGCTTATTGAATCTGCATGGAAGGAATGGTCAAAACTAGGAAACTGCACAACAAATGGCAAACTATCTTTTTTAGATTGTCAAAAAATATTTATAGAGTCACTAGCAAGAGATGGCGAAGTTTTAATAAGAAAGGTTAAAGACAAAAGTTCACCATTTAATTTTAAGATACAGTTTTTAGAAGCAGATCACTTAGACGAAAATAAGAATGATATCTACAAACCTACTGGCAATAAGATTGTCATGGGTGTTGAGATAGATAAAAATCAAAAGCCAGTAGCATATCATTTATATAAAGAGCATCCTTACAATAGAACTTATGCTAGTAACAATCAGCATATAAGAGTTCCAGCCGATGAGATTATTCATGCGTATATTCCTACTAGAGCAGAGCAGACAAGAGGTGTTTCTCTTGTCGCTACTGCTATGGCTAATGTAAAAATGCTTAATGGCTACCTTGAAGCCGAAATAGTAGCAGCTAGAGTAGCTGCATCTAAAATGGGCTTCTTTACAAGCCCTGATGGTGATGGCTATATCGGTGATGGAGAATATGAGGACACATTCAGTCCTACTATGAACGCACAAGCTGGTATATTTGAACAATTACCTGCTGGAATGGACTTTAAAGCATTTGATCCAAGTCACCCAACAACAGCTTTTGATTCTTTTACAACCAATGTCTTAAGAAGCATAGCATCAGGTTTAAATATCTCTTACCATTCGCTATCTAACGATCTTACACAGGTTAATTATTCATCAATCCGTCAAGGTGCATTAGAAGATAGAAGTATGTACCAAATATATCAGCAATTTGTCATAGAGCATTTTATACAGCCAGTATTTAATTCATGGTTAGAAATGGCAATATCATTCAATTATATATCACTACCAGTAGATAAAATTGATAGATTTACTGCTTCAGTCAACTTTATACCTAGAAGTTTTGCTTGGATTGATCCTTTAAAAGAAATGCAATCAAATGTCGTAGGATTACAAAATGGAACTGTTACCTATTCAGATATATCTGCTGCTTATGGTAGAGATACAGAGGAATTATTTGAACAACATCAAAAAGAAATAGAACTTGCCAAGCAGTATGGCATAGAACTCGCTTATCAACCATTCGGTCAAAAGCAACCAGTTGAAGCTAATATTCAGGGTGGAGAGGAAGAGGACGATGGCTAAACCAACAGCAGGAATGAAATCTGAAGCTAGAAAAGGCTTAGATTGGAGAAAAGAGCATGGTAGAGGTGGCACTAGGGTAGGTCTTGAAAGAGCAAACCAAATAGTTAATGGCGAGAATTTATCAGATGAAACAATTAAAAGAATGTTCAGCTTCTTTTCAAGACATGAAGTAGATAAGAAAGCAGAAGGTTTTAGACAAGGCGAAAAAGGCTATCCATCAAACGGAAGAATTGCATGGGCTTTATGGGGTGGAGATGCAGGATTTAGCTGGTCAAGAAAAGAAGTAAATAAAATGAAAAATGAAAAAAGTTTTGATTCGCAAGAATTAAAAGCACATCCTTTATTAACAAATAAAGAGGAGAAATCTATGGAAAATAAAGATGATAGACATATCCTCAATGTTACTGAAACAGATAACACAGTTGTTGTTGAATTTTCAAAACATGAGGGTGTCGAAGAAGGTGAACCAGTTGAGATGACTGAATCTGAAAGACCTTATCACAATGATGAAGAAGATAGGAAAGTAGTTGATATGCCTATGAAGTATAGAACTATTGATCTAACGAGAGATTCATTTATTGATGAGGATAATAGAAGAGTCAGAGTCGGTGTTTCAAGTGAAGAGCCAGTTGAGAGGTCTTTTGGTAAAGAAGTTCTCTCGCACAAAGCTGGAGATATTAATATGGACTTTATCTCAAGCGGAACTGCACCACTTTTATTAGATCATGATATGACTAAGCAGATTGGTGTTATTGAAAGTTTCAAACTAGATGAAACTGCTAAAAGGACAATAGCAGTAGTTAGGTTCGGTAAGAGCCAACTAGCTTCAGAAGTGTTTGAAGATGTGAAGGATGGTATCCGAATGAATATTTCAGTTGGATATCGTATAGATAAATTAGAACGAGAAACAAGAGATGGCGATGATTACTACAGGGCAAAATGGTCTCCGATGGAGGTTAGTTCGGTTTCAATTCCTGCGGATCAATCACGTTTAGTCGGAGTTGGTCGTTCTCAAAATAAACTTAATGACTTTAAGGAGATAACAATGTCAGAAGAAAAGAAAGATATTAATCTTGATGAAGTTAGATCACAGACTGTTGCTGAAGCTAAAGCTGAGTTCAAAAGAAACTCAAAAGAGATTATTGACTTAGCAGTTAGACACAACAAAAGAGATTTAGCTGATAAAGCGATTGCTGATGGTATCTCAGTAGAAGAATTTAGAGGTGTTTTACTTAATAGTATTTCAAATGAAACTCCACTAGAAACTCCTTCTGAAATCGGCATGACTAAAGAAGAAGTGAAGAGATTTAGCTTAGTAAAAGCAATTAGAGCCTTAGCTAATCCTTCAGATAGAAAAGCACAAGCAGATGCAGAATTTGAATTTGAATGTTCTGAAGCTGCTGCTAGAGAATATGGTAAAGATGCACAAGGTGTAATGCTACCTGCTGAAGTATTAAGAAACTGGGACACTAGAACTCTTAGTGCTGGTGTAGATACACAACTTATAGCAGAAGATTACAGAGGTGGCGACTTTATTGATGTATTAAGAAACACATCTTCAGTAATGGCTGCTGGTGCAACTATGCTACAGGGCTTATCAGGAAATGTGGTAATTCCTAAAAAGCTAACTGCTGCTGGTGCTGCTTGGATTGCACAAGAAGGCGATCCTGCTGCTGATAGCGAATTTACAGTAGGTTCTGTTACTATGTCACCAAAAGTAATCGGTGCTAGAACAGATGCAACGAGATTGCTTTTACAACAATCCTCATTAGATGTAGAGAACTTAATCAGAGATGACTTAACACAAGCATTAGCATTAGCTATTGACTTAGGTGCATTAGCTGGTTCAGGTTCAAGCGGTCAGCCTACAGGTATATCTAATACTACAGGTATTAACACAACACAATTTGCTGCTGCTGTACCAACTTATTCAGAGATTGTTGCTATGGAATCTGAAGTAGCTACTGATAATGCCTTACTTGGTAATCTTGGATACATTTGTACTCCTGCTGATTATGGTTCATTAAAAACTAAATCAAAAGATACAGGTAGTGGTCAATTTGTAGTTGAGCCTGATGGAAGAGTTAATGGTTACAATGTTGTAAAATCTAACCAAGTAACTTCAGGTGATTTCTACTTTGGTAACTTTGCTGATCTATTGATTGGTATGTATGGCGGATTAGACATTACTGTTGATCCATATGCATTAGCAACTTCAGGCGGAATTAGAATCATTGCATTACAAACTATAGATGTAGCTGTAAGACATGCAGCTAGTTTCTGTGTTTCAAACGATGGTGCTTAATAACCAATGATGAAATGGAATGGGGGTAGCAATACCCCCAACTTAAATATGAAAAAATACTTAATAATTAAAGATACTGTAGCTGATGGAAAAAGAGTTTATGCAGGTGATGTTTTAGAAATATCTGAAGATATAGGTCATCAACTTATTGCATATAAGAAAGCTGAAGCTTATGTAGATAAACCAAAAGCAAAAAAAGTAGATAGAAGTGTTGGCTTAGAAAAATCTGACACAAAACCTATCAAGAAAAAAGGCAAATAATTATGCCAATGGAGTTTGATAGAGATTTTGATGGTTATTTAGATGCTGATTTCGGTCACGGCATCGCTTTAACTTATACACCTACAGGTGGATCAGCAACCTCTATCAAAGCCATTTTAAATCAGGAATATGTAGACATTGATACTGGTGGTATGCCAATACAAGGCTATCAACCAGTTGCTCATGTAAAAACTACAGATATACCAAATATTGCATTTGGTGATTTACTAGCTGCACCAGCCATTACCAATTTAGATGGCACAACAATAAAAGCAGCAACAAATTATAAAGTCATAAACTTTGAACATGATAATTTAGGTATGACTTCATTATTGTTAGAGGTACAATAATGGCAAATCATGTAAGACAACAAATCAGGGAATACTTTGGAACTACATTAACAGGTTTAACAACAACAGGTTCTAATGTATATGAATCAAGAGTTTACACATTACAAGACAACACTCTACCAGCTTTAGTTATTTTTACTAAAGCAGAAACATCTGAGCCAATAGTTATTGGTGTAGATAGAGTAATGAGTAGAGAACTATCAGTAGTGGTTGAAGGATATTGCAAGGCTACTAGCAACTTTGATGATACTATTGATACAATAAGTAAAGAAGTTGAAGAAGCTATAGCTGCTGATAGAACTTTAGGTGGATTAGCTAAAGACACTTATATAGAATCAACAGATATAGAATACACAGGAGATGGGGAACAACCAGTTGGATATGTTACCCTTACCTTCTTAACTAACTACTATGTTCAGGAAACCAATCCTGATGTAGCTGTATAATAGGAGATAATTATGAAATTAATTAGTCCAAATGGTAAAGTTTCAATAGAAGTTCCACCATCAAATGTGGAAACTATGTTGGGAATGGGTTGGAAGGAAGAAGCAATCCAATCGGAAGATAAAGTTAAATCTTCTTCTAAGAAAAAGTCGAAAGGCGAGGTAAAAGAAAATGGCAACATTTAAAGGAAATGATGGTATTGTAAAGCTAGGTACAACAGGCGGTACAAATATCGTTGGTGAAGTTAGATCATATTCTTTAGAACATACAAGTGATACTGTTGAAGATACAGCTATGGGTGATGCAAGTAGAACTCATGTAGCTACTTTAAAATCTTTTTCAGGTTCATTGGATGTTTTTTGGGATGATGAAGACACTAATGGTCAAGGTGCTTTTGTTGTTGGTAATACTATAGAAATTAATCTATATCCAGCAGGTGCTTCTGATACATACTATAGTGGTGAAGCTATTGTAACTGGTGTATCAAGAAGTGCATCATTTGATGGTTTGGTTGAAGCTAGTTTATCAATACAAGGTACTGGCGATCTAACAACTACAACAGTATAAGATCATGTCAGCAATAGATAACGCGAAAAAACATTTTGATAGTCTTGAAACAAAATTAATAGAAGTTCCTGAATGGGGAGAGGATGAAGATAATCCATTAAAGATTTATTGTAAACCTATCACCCTTTCAGAAACTTCTAAGTTTATGAAGTTGGCTCAAGATGATGATGTTCAATTACTAGCTTATGTTTTAATTTATAAAGCATTAGATGAGACTGGTGAAAAGTTATTTACTATAGCTGATAAGAAAACCTTATTGGAGAGAGTAGATAGAGATGTATTGATACGAGTTTCTAGTGAAATGATGAATAATGTTTCACAGGAAGTTATTAAAAAAAAGTAATAGAAGATAAGCAGCTATACATTAAATATGCATTAGCTGATAGATTGGGAAAAACTCTATATGAAATAGAAATGATGACTGTAGAGGAATTTCAAGGATGGTTAGCTTATCTTGAAATAAAGGAAGAAAGAAGTGGCACTACCTAAAGGCTTAAAATATCAAATAGAATTATTGGCGAAGAATAAATCTTCTACGCAAATAAATAAATTCAAAAGAGATATAAGTAGCGTAAATGATACTGTTAAAAGGCTTGGTGCAACTATAGCTACAGCATTTGGTACTAGAGAAATAGTAAATGCAGCCAATGTCATGGTTGGTGTTAGGAACAGAATGAACGCTTTAACTGGAAGCGTAGAAGAAACTAACAAAGCTATGGAAAACATGAGAAGAATAGCTATGGAGTCAAGAACAGACTTTGATGCTATTGGTATGTTATTTACTAGACTTTCTTTAGCAACTGAACATTTAGGTTCAACTCAAGAGGACGTAGCAAAAGCTACACAGATGGTAGCTAATACTTTTATTATTGCTGGTTCACATGTTCAAGAAGCAAATAACTCAGCTAGACAGTTGGCACAGGGTTTGGCATCAGGTGCATTGAGAGGTGACGAGCTTAGATCGGTCATGGAGAATAATACTATCCTAACAAAAATGTTAGCTGAAGGTCTTAACATGACTATTGGTCAACTTCGTGAGTTTGGTCACGAAGGTAAGCTAACAGCAGAAGTTGTAATGCCGATACTTATAAAAGGCATTGATGAAACCAATGAATTAATCAAAGAGATGCCTATGACACTAGGACAGGCTGGGGTGTCTCTACGAAACAGCTTCCAATTTATGATTGGTGATATACAAGAAAGCACAAATGCATTTGGAATTATTGCTGATACAGTTGCATTTTTTGCAAGAAATATAAAAGAAATATTAATACCATCTATAACATTACTAGCAGCAGTTGCAATACCTAAATTAATTGCTGCATTAAGATTATTAAAAGTAGCTATAGTAGCAAATCCTATCACAGCATTAGCTGTTGGATTTGCAAGTTTGACATCTATGCTGCTAATCGCAAATAAAAATACTAATGATTATACTGATAGCTTAGAAGGCTTAAATCAAAAACTTGCAGAATTACAGAAAAGAGAAGCAGAGTTACTTAAAGCAAAAGAAGAAAACGAAAAAAGATTTGGAAGAAAGCAACAGCAAAAAGAATTAGATGCAATTCAAGAGCAAATAACTCAAACAACAATACTAATTGAAGCAAAAAAATTATTAAATGAAACTAATAAGGATGGTGCAGACCTTTATTTAGAAGCATTAAAAAAAATACAAGAAGAAACACAAAACTCTATTGTTATAACAAAAACATTTGGCGAAACAGTAGAAGGAAAATTAACAACAGCGTTTGCTGATTTCTTTGATTTTACTACAAAAGAATTTTTAAAATTTAAAAGTTTAGCCATGTCTGTAACACAAGCTGTTATAAGAGAGTTACTAGAGGTATATGTTGTTCAAAATATGGTTAAAGGCATAACTGGTGCAATAGATATATTTTCTGAAAGAGTTAAGTATGGTAGAAATTTTAGTGAGCCTTTTAATGAGCCAAAATTTGATGTATTTAATGGTGTGTCAGGCGGTGAAACAACAATCTTTGGTAATCAAGCATTAGGTGGATTTGTTAAGGGTGGTAAAGGTTATATGGTTGGTGAGTCAGGCAGAGAATTATTTATACCTAGTCAAAATGGTCAAATAGTATCAAATCAAAATTTAAGACAAACATCTTCACCAGCACCTACAGTAAACTTCAACATATCAACAGTAGATGCAGCAGGATTCGATCAACTGCTAACATCAAGAAGAGGATTAATTACACAAATAATAAACAATGCCATGAATAATCAAGGCAAAATGGGGATTATATAATGTCAGGTGCTTTTCCAACTGATCCAAATTTTAGGGCTTTAGAATTTAAAGACAATAGACCTATACTATTAAATCAAACAATATCAGGTAAAAAATCAGCAAGGCAAATAGGTTCGCAATATTTTTCTTTTACAGTTCAGATGCCACCACTTAAACAAGAGAAAGCACAAGAAATATTTGCTTTTCTACAAAAACAAAAAGGTGGCTTTGAAAACTTTACTATAGCTGCACCATTAGATAATTTGGGTGCTAGTAAATCTGAAACAGACATTGTAGTTAATGGTGTTCATGCAGTTAGCGATAACACTATAGCTATAGATGGGTTTTCACAAACAACAGGTGCTTTAAAAGCTGGTGACTTAATAAAGTTTGCTGGTCATTCAAAAGTTTACATGGTTGAATCAGATGTCAATGCTGTAGGTGGTGCTGCAACAGTTACCATATCACCAAATCTAGTAACTGCTCTAGCAGATAATGAAGCTGTAACTGTAAATAAACCAAGTTTTACTGTATATCTAACAAGTGATGAGATATTATATTCTACAGATGCTAATGGTTTTTACAGCATTTCATTTGATGTTAGAGAGGTTATTACATAATGCCAAGAAGCTTATCAAGCGATTTACAAACACAAGTATCCGCACAACAAACCAAGATAGCATTTCTAGTAGAATTAAATCTATCTACAGTTATAAGACTTACCGATTATTATAGAGATGTAACATACAACTCAGAATCATATGAAGCTGGTGGTTCTTACTTATCAATAGACTCAACAACAGAAACAGGGCAAATTCAAGTCAACGAAATAAGTCTTGCCTTTTCTAATGTTACAGATCAAGTAAGAAGCCTTGTGGAGGATGGCTCTTTTACAGATAAAAAAGTAGAAGTATATATAGCTTACTTTAATTCTAATGAAGAGATTGTTGGTGCTGTAAATTATTTCACAGGCAAAATAAGAAATGTATCAATACAAGAAAGTATTGATAACTCAGTCTTGACTATGACAGTTGCATCTCATTGGGCTAATTGGAATCTTACAAAAGGTAGACATTACTCAGATGAATCTCAACAACAAGCACATACAGGAGATAGAGGTTTAGAATATGCTACACAAACAAAATCAGATGTAAGGTGGGGTAGCTAATGGGTTTATTTTCTGCTGCTGCTAAATTTTTCTCTGCTGTAGGCAAAGCTATAGCAACTGCTTGGGCTGATGCAACTGTACTAGGCAAAATCAATATGGTTTTAAGTGCCGCCACTTTAGCAGTGGGTGTTAAAGGATTCTTGCAGTTAAGAAATATGTTATCCAAAGGTCAAGACATAATGGCTAACAAGACTGCTGCTGGTGGAAAGATACCAGTAATCTATGGTACTAGAAGAGTTGGTTGCCAAGTTGTCTATATGGATACAGCACAAAACAGATCAAAAGATTTGTTTGTAGTTTATGCATTAGCTGTAGGTGAATGTGAAGAGATTATAGGTAAATCAATAGAAATAGATGGTAATTCTATTTTAGATGGCAAAATCTATAAAGGTGGCGGATATATAGGTTCAGACAAGATAACATCAGGTGCAGGTTCTTTAAATACTGCATCACAAGTAGGAGATGTTCAATATTCACAAGCAGGTACTATAGGTACTGATCCTACAAAAAGATATTCTTTTGTTTTTAACTTACATCATGGTGCAGCAAGTCAAACTGCTGATCCTATGTTTAGAGCATCTATACCTAGTCAATGGTCAACTAATCATAAGTTAAATGGTATTTGTTATATAGCTGCTGCTTTTGATTATGACAAAAGAGGTATGTACAAAGGTGTTCCACAAATTACAGTACAAGTTAGAGGTAAGAAGGTTTATGATCCTAGAGAATCAGGACATACCTTTGGAGATGCATCAACATACGAATGGTCAAGTAATCCAGCACTATGTTATTTAGATTACATAACCAATGATGAGTATGGTAAAGGATTAGCTGAATCAGATATTAATATGTCTACATTTGAAAGTGCTGCAAATGCTTGTGACACTTTAGTAGATCAACCTTTTTACAATGGCTCATATCAGAATGTTACTTGGTCAGGTACAAGTGGCGATGATTTTATTCTTATAAATGATAATGATGACTGGTATCAAAACAAAACAGATGAGATTGTTGATATTAGAGATAATGGTGGCACTAATATTTTTACTGGTACAGGTATTAAAGGTGTGCAGAGACATGAGTTCTACGATGATTCTCAAGTAAACAAAGTATTTATAGATGGCACATTAAGTTCTAATTACACAAACGAAGCTGGTAGCTTTAGATCAAAGGTCAAAAGATTTCATTGTAATGGTTATATTGACACTAACAAAAATGTCATGGATAACGCTAAAGAACTTCTTGCAAATATGCGAGGTATATTTACTTATATCAATGGCAAATATGAACTACAAATAGAAGATACTGGCTCATCAACATTTAGTATTACAGACGATCATATTATTGGCGATGCTGGTATATCAGTTGATTATGGTAGTAAAGACAAGAAAGCCAATAAGGTAATAGTTGAGTTTTTTAATTCACAACTAAATTATGAACTAGACACGATAACAGTTTTGCACGATGCTACACCTGATTATTATTCTGATGATGGTGAGATATTAGAAGTTAAAGCAGAGTTTCCATTAATTACTGATGCCTATATTGCATATAATATGGGTAAAGCTATTCTTACAAGAAGTAGAAACCAAACTAGTATGCAGTTCTTGGGTACGCCTGAGATGTATAAACTAAATGTAGGAGATATAGTTGATCTTACATATGCTGGTTTAGGTTTTAGCGGTAAAGTTTGTAGAGTAGAAGCATTAGAATTACAACCCAATGGATTAGTTAGCGTATCTTTGATTGAATACTTTGATGTTTATACATGGGAAGTACCAGCACAAGAAGATACAAGAAAGTTATTAAAACTACCAACAGTAGGTGCATTACATCCGCCTGAAGCATCTTCTGTTATATTTACTGATACAGATGCATCAGCTATTAATAGACCTACAATTACATGGACTGAGCCTACAGATTTTCCAGTAAGACAATATAGAGTAGATGTAGTAGATAGTTCAGACAATAATGTATTAAGCAAAATAGTAGATACACCATCTGTAGATTTATCCTTCTTACCTAAAGCATCTAACTATGAAGCAAGTATTACAGCTTTTAATGGGGTAGGCATAGAGTCTGAAGCGGTTACTAAAACATTTACTATTGCAGATGATCCAGTAAAGACTACTGAAATTGAGATAGGCGGTGCTACCTTATCAACACTTTCAGATTATGGAACAGTTAGTGGACAGACAGGTAACTATTATAAATTTAATGCAGAAGTAGAGTTTGGTAATGGTTTTATTTTAGATGGTGGTACTGCTACTTTTTATAATAGTGTTACATTCTCAGATGGTTGGCAAGGTCAAGGTATATTTGACATAGATCAAGGTGCTTTAGAGTTTGGCTCATACACACCATCAAGCACAACAAATAGACTTTACAATGTAAGTGGCACTTTATATTGGAATGGTAGCCAAGTTGGTGTAGGTGCAGTTAATTCTGTAACTAACATGGTTGACAATAGAGTTATCACAGCAAGTGGTAGTAATTCTATTAATGGGGAAGCTAATTTAACTTTTGATGGCACAACTTTAACTGTTACTGGCGATCAAGTTATAACAGGAAATCTAACAGTACAAGGTACTACTACAACAATAGATACTACCAATCTTGATGTTAAAGATAAGAACATAACTCTTAACTATGGAACTGGTGATACATCAGCTTCTGCTAACGGAGCAGGTATTACCATTCAAGATGCTGTAAGTTCTACAGAAGATGCTACCTTAACTTGGAATACAACTAACGATAGCTTTAACTTTTCGCATAATCTAAATGTATCAGGTGCTATTAGTACAACTGGTAGTATTACAAGTACAGATGGAACTCTTTTACTAGTTGACGATTCAGGCGACCAACCAAAAATACAGTTTAGTGAAAGTGATGTTAATCACTTTATTTTAGAATATAACGGAGCAGGAAGTGGTGCAGGAAACTATGTAGCTTTTTATAGTGAATATAGTGGTTGGATAACAAAAGGAAATGGATTAAATTATATACCTTCTAATGGTAGGGTAGGCATAGGCTTAACGAATCCAAGTGAAAAACTATCAGTTTCAGGAAACATATCAGTCACAGGCACAGTTGATGGTAGAGATGTAGCTACAGATGGAAGTAAACTTGATGGCATAGAAGCAGGTGCTACAACAGATCAAACACAATCAGAAATAAATGCATTAGGTATCACTGCAATAGGTTTATCAGGTACTCCAAATATAACTGTAGGAACTATAGATAGTGGTGCAATAACAAGTACAGGTTTGACTGTTAATGGTGATGTAAGCACTACAGGTTATGTGGATATTCCTAGCTATATTCGTCATGCAGGTGACACTAATACCTTTTTTGGGTTTCCTTCTAATGATGACTTTCGTGTATATACCAATAATGCTTTGCGTTATCGCATTCAGTCAGGCGGTGACATCTCCTTCTACGAAGACACAGGAACTACAGCAAAACTATTTTGGGATGCTAGTGCTGAACAATTAGATATAGGTGATCAACATATATCACAAAGTTCTATAAGTTCAGGTGATAGTTCAACTGCAGGGAATGTAAGATCTTACTTTAGTGATGGTGCTTATACAGATTTAAAAGGTTATGGTTTAGAGTTTAATAGGGCAACTAGTTATATAAGACCAACGGCTGATGGGACTATGAGTCTTAATATAGGTGGTTTTGATGCTTCTTTAGATTGGAATAGTATTAAGTTTAGAAGTGTTAATGGTCTATATATGACTGGAACTCAGTTTCTTACAACTGATAGAAACTTGGTCAATATAGGCAGTATTAATTCTAGCGGTGCTATCATCTCTACAAACTCAGGCAATAGATTTGATGCCTTGTCTATTGGTGATGATTCTGATATTTATTTATATGAAAGTCTTGCTAATGTTTTAACGATTAGGACTGGTGCAAGTGGCTCTTATAAATATTTTACTTTTCAAAATGATGGTTATTTTAATACAGGTAGTGGAGGAATAAGCACAGGTGGAACTGCAAGAATAACAAGCACAGGAAACCTTACAAATATAGGAACTATCTCAAGTGGTGGTATAACATCAAGTGGAGACATACAATCAGATAAATTTAAGGGTAATACTTATTCTAGTAATTCATTTTTAGATTTTGATGATGATAGCGGTGTTCTTGATGCTGACAATACAACAACACTAGCTTCCATTTCTGCAATGCATTTTATTATTGATACCAATGCTAATGGTGGTACTGATAAATTTTATTGGTTGAAAGATAATGTCTCTCCATTATCTGCTACCACATTGATGGATTTAGATAAAAATGCAAATCTTGTACTAAGAAACGGAACAGTCACAGGTCAATCAGGTGGATTCTTTGGTGGTGATTTAGAGGTATATAATTCTTCTGATCTTATTATAGGTTCAGGTGGTACTTTTAAATTTGGTACGACAGTTATTGTAGATGCTTCAAGAAACCTAACTAATATAGGAACTATCTCAAGTGGTGCTATAACAAGTAGTGGTGCAATTACTGCTACTAATTTTAATGCGGTAAATAATAGTGGTTATGGAACTTTAGAAGTTGGTGGCTCAAGTGGTGCTTTCATTGACCTTAAAAAACCTTCTACTGATGATTATGATGTAAGAATAGTCACGGATGCAGGTACTGGTGGAAGAATACAAAGTAATGGTGTTTTTGATATTGATGCTGCGGGAGATATTACTTTTGATGCTGATGGTGGAGATATTAATTTAAAAGACAATGGCACTTCAATGGCAAGTTTTACTACCAGTAGTGCTACCTTTGCAGGAACTATAAGTAGTGGTGCTATTACAACTAGTGGCGTTCAGCAATTTACAAAATCTGTTTATGGTGCAGAAGATAGTGAAAATTATTACAGAATTAAACTACAAGATCAAGGCGGAATACATAATGATGTTGGTATAGGGCAGACTACAAGTGGTAATATGGGCTTTAATGTGACTGCAGGTCAATCATTTATTTTTAATGGTGGTACTAGTGGTAATGTAGTTCATATAAATACAAGTGGTGTTGATGCTAAGTCAGGTGGATTCAGAATAGATGGAACTACTGTAATAGACTCATCTCGTAATTTAACAAATATAGGAACTATTTCTAGTGGTGCTATAACAACTTCCGCAAATCTTGATATGAATGCTAATAGCATTATTGATATAGAACAGTTAAATGGTGCAGGTGGAAGTGGTTGGTTAGACTTTAATATGGATACCGATAATATCTATCCAACAGGTACTACTGATAATATTACAGTTCTTGGTTCTATAACTCATCATGTTTTTGTTGGTGATTCAAATGACAATGGTACAGGAGGTAATTTCTACTGGGGTTATGGTGTTAATAGTGCTGAAAGTGGCACATTCACTGAAACAATGGCTCTTACAAGAGCAGGTGATCTAACAGTACAAGGAAATATAATTAGTGAAACCTCAACTGGTAATAATGGTATTAAGGTTATTACAGGAAACAATGCAGAAGGATTCATTATATTTGGCGATGCACAAGACAACTCAATGGGTGGCATGTCATATAACAACTCTAGCAATAGTCTTGATATAGATTGTAATAATGGAGTTGCTTTAAGTTTTAATTCTTCTCGTAATGCCACTTTCTCAAATGACGTAGATATTTCAGGTGATTTAGATGTCACAGGTACTATATCAACAACAAGTTTTTCTGCTGATTCTTTAAGCACAGATACACTTACAACTGATGATGTTATATACCAAACTGGCTCAACTAATGTAGCTACAAAAGGCATGAGAACTGCTACAACAACTGCAACCACAGAAACAGCAGTAGTTAGTATGGCAACTGGTTTTACAAGTGTTAAGTTCTTAGTACAAATTACTAACACAACTAATGCCGCTTATCATGTGACAGAAATTACACTTTTAAACGATGGTACTAACCAATATATCTCAGAATATGGCACAATATTAACAGGTAGTGCTTTAGCTACTTTTGATGCAGATAAGACTGCAACAAATCTTAGACTATTAGCAACACCTACAACAACAGATACATTAGAATTTAAGATAATGTATAACGCAATTTATAGTTAACATTGGATAGGGAAAATGGCAACTAACAAAGATTTTAAAGTAAAAAACGGAATAATAGCTTCAGGAACTATTACTAGTGCAAATATAGATGTCACAGGTGCAAGTGGTGGAAATGGTCAAATAACAGTCGCTAGAACAAGTGGTTCAACTGTAGCAATACAATCTCAGTCTGCTAGAGGATTAATAGGAACAAGTACAAATCACCCATTTAGACTAATGGCTAATGGAACACAAAGAATAGAATTAGATACTAGCGGTAATTTTAATTTATTAAGTGGTGCTTTAGAAATAAATGGAACTACTGTAATTGATACATCACGAAACCTTACAAATATAGGCACTATCTCTAGTGGTGCTATTACAACTAGTGGCAATATAACATCTACAGGTGTTATAGAGAGTTCGGGTGGTGATACTGCTACCTCAGGTCAATTACTAAACTTACATGGCTCATCTGTAAATCAAACTAACTCAGGAACAATACGTTTAACTGAAAGTTCTTATGATACATCTCCATTTTTTCAAGGTGGTTTTATAAAATATGATGGTAGTAGCAATGTA